TATGGTCTGCCGTTGATGGCAAGCGGAAAAATATCTGGTACTAATTGTGTTGTTGTTCCACCTGCGAAGAAACGTGGCGCTGGTCGAAACGCATCGGTGAAACGTAGAAGCGTTGTCACCGTTTAATCCTTAGATAAGAACGTTGGGTATGCTCTCGCTAGACGTGCTGCTTCTGCTGTGATTCTGTCACGACGCAATCTAATAAGGTTCGCTGTGCTGTTAGCAATAGCGCCTGTAGCCACTTCGTCTGCGCGTCGGGTGTCGCCCTGTGATTCTGTGAAGTTTCGTTTGATTTCTCGTGGTGACATTAACCGTATCTGTGCGCCCAAAGCCACAATGTCTGTTACTGTTTCCTGTACACCGCAAGTGCTGTTGATGTCTGTTGCTTCTGTAGATGTTGCTGTGTATGGGGCTTTGTAGACGACACGTAGACGCCCTGGGAATACTGCTTGGTCGAAACGTAAAGCGAACCCTGATGCGAAGTCATCGGTTGGCATGTCACGGACAAGACGAATTTTGCGGGCGATAGGGTAATCGTCTGTCATATATCTGACCGACACAGTTAACAAATCTATGATACTTGTTACACCTGTTAGGTTTATCATTGCGTCTGAACCGTTGTAATCTATGTTTAAAGTTTTTACTTGGAACAGTCCGTGCATCGGTGAAGACAAATCTGATAGTTCGTCGTTGACTGCTTCTAATACTTGTGCCCTTGGGAACCTTGGGTTGACTGTGATTACGGCGCCAGCGGTGTGTGCTGCGGCAGTTGAGTTATTGAATCCTCTTTGTACTGTCAACGTTTTTGTTGGTACATCTGTCGACCAAATGTACATCAGTTCTGAATCTATTTCACAAACTTGTCCAGAACGTAACCCTTCCAACGGGTAGTCAACTACAACACTCGTACCCGAAGATGTGAGTGTTGTAGTTAGTTTATTGCGGGCTTCTACCGTTCCTGATAAAAGTTGTCGCAATGTCCTATCAATGACTACTGCTGTTGTTGTCATTTACTTCTTTTTCTTAGCCTTCTTCATTGGTTTGCCAGTTTTCTTTGCTTCCATTTTGGCTGCCATTTCACCTTTTGCTGTGTAAGCAAATTTCTTTTTTCCTACCATTGGCATATTATTTGCCTTTCTTGTTACGTGTGGATATTGCTTTAGCCTTAGAACGTGCATCGGTTTTCGACGACGCACCCCAAGCCTGCAATGATAATAGCAGTCTTGTTGGTTTGCCTTTGCTATCTCTTTCAGGTCCTGGCATATTTCCCATGCGTGCAAGGAATGATGCACGTCGAGGGTTGTCGCCTGATTTAACTGGCGCTTTCAATGTGCCGCCTTTGTATGAGGCACGTCCTTTTGCGTTTAGTCCGCCTGCAGGGTTCTTGCCTTCTTTGCGTTGCCATGCTGGTGTTTTAGCCATGTCATATCTCCAATAAGTTGCCTGAATTTTTTAGTACGTCGCGTACGTTTAACACTACATTATAGGTCATCCCAGGTTTTAAATCTATGTAATGTTCCCCAATGGTGGCTTTGATTGACCGTTGAACTTGTATGTCGCAACGTGGTTCGAACGGCACCCATTCTTGAGATGCTGTTCTGTTTGATGGTTTAACTATTTGTAGTAGTTGTTGTGCTGCTGTATCCCAGTTAAACGCTGCTGTTTGTGGTGCAACAGTTTTTGCTTGTTTACGATATTTGTTGCGGTTGTGATATAGGTCTGTGATTGCTTCTGCTATGGCGTCGGTGTCTGGTTCATCCCATTCGCCCATGTTTTGCCATACACCTTTGGCTGTCGGGACACTTGTTGTAGGGATTTTGTGGGTGGCTAAATCTGAGAACTCTCTGTGACCGTGGGCGTCAGAAAGGATTGTTGGGATGCCAGCCGATATTGCTTGCAAAGGCATCAGCCCGAATCCTTCTCCTCTTGATACAGATATGAAACCATCTGCGGAACATACAAGGTTACGTTCTTCTTCTACTGTCATCCATTCTTTGTGGACAACAACGTTCGGGTAGTTTAAATTGTTTGGGGCGAATAGATGTGGTGGAACTATTTTGATGTGCAGTTCTGCGTCAGGTAGTTGCAGTTTGTTGAACACTTCTAAAACAACATCGAGTCCTTTGCGGAACCATTCGGAGCCGCCGCATAAAAGTTTAAATGTTTTGTTTTCTTCATACGGTTGGGGGCACCATATTGTGCGGTCGACACCTAAAGGGATTACGTGAACGTTGTCGTGGAATCTTGAGAACAGTTCCCAGTTGTGCATGGATGGGACTGTTACTGTTTTAAATTCTTTCAGATAGTTTGAGAATTGTGGTGGTAGCCAGTTTGTTTCCCACATTGTTAACAGGTGTGGGGTTTGTTGTTTGTGCCAGCCTTTGATTAGGTTTGGTCGTAAAGCAAAAATTGTGTGTTCTGCTTGCGGGTCCAATGTTACGTATTGTGTTAAGGCTTGACGTAATCCTTGCACCATTTTGCCGTAGCCAACTTTGGGTATATCGACTCCGACAAGGTTCAGGTATTTGGTAGAATGCCTGTCTCCACTTGCCATGGTTCTTGTGCTCGCCTTTCTACTTCTGCTGCACCATCCACACGTTTAGGTTGCAGACCGTTAGCACGTAACCGTTTGTATGCGGGCATATCTTTCTTCCAACCTTGTTCCGTTGTGTTATGTTCCGCAACTTTAGAGCCACGTGAGGTGGTGCTGTTTGTTGCCATTCTGATTCCCGCTACTCTGCATCCGAAGCACCCTTCGACATCTAAGTTGGGATGTGTTTCTCTATGTTTCACGTAATGTAACTCCCGTATCCTGCGGCTGTTAATGCTGTAACTTCTTCTGCTGTTACTTCGTTGTTGTGTCCACCATAATATGTTTTTGTAACGGTTGTCATATCTGACGGCTGTTTTTGTACATATGAACTGTCGGTTAGTAGGTACACGTTTTTGCCTCGCGGTGATGCCACGATGTGTGTACCTAGCCTGTTCGCTGCGCGTTGTTCTTTTGGTAGATATTGTCCGTTCATGTATTCGCCGACGATTACTGGGACAACTAGGTCTTCGGTGGGTGGGCTGAATGTGGGCATTATGTGATGCTCGCTCCGTATCCTGCTGCTGTTAGTTCTGCTACTTCTGTGTCGTCTAAGAAAATGTCATGCCCACCGTAATACACTTTTGATATTAGTTCTGGTATACGTGGGTCAGTTATCTGGTATGTGTTGTTTGTTAGTTTATACAGGTTGTATGCCCTGATTCCTTGCGGTGCGAACGCAAACAATCTGTCTCCGCCTTCAGCGAACCTTGGTGCGAAAGCATATGTTGATGTGTTGGGTACACGGAAGATATGTGACTTAACCCAGTCGGCTGTTTCTGTTCCTGTGCCTGAACCTGTGGCTGTGCGACGATTGATACGGGCACCAACACTTTCCGATGTCCCTAAGCCTGAACCTGTGGCGGTGCGGATAGATACCAGTAGCCAGTTGGCTGTGCCTGTGCCGTCGCCTTGACCTGTGGCGGTGCGAACACTCACAACTAGGTCGATGCCTGTACCCGACCCGATACCTGAACCTGTTGCGGTACGTACTGGTATCAAAACGCCTGTTGTTGTCGCTGTCCCTAAGCCTGAACCTGTCGCTGTTCGTGGTGCGATATGCAACCCAGTCGAGTCCATAGTGCCAACACCAGAACCTGTAGCAGTTTTTATTATTGTCAACAAACCTGTAGCAGTCTCGGTGCCTGTACCTAAACCTGTTCCTTGTCTTTGTCTTAAGACAGATGCACTACTTGATGCTGTACCTAAACCTGAACCTGTTGCTGTGATGGTGAACACGGCACGCACACCAAGATAGAAACGACCGCCCGTAAGGTACGGGAAACTGAAGTCTGTTAGTTGACCTAAACGTGTTTGCGATGCGCCATGCACCGCAGAGTCTGTTCCTATTCCCGTTCCTGTTGCTGTGCGTTGTACTACCTGAAAGTATGTTCCCCGATAAAACGGGCGTGTATCAACAAACGGTTCTTTAAAACCTGTGACTGCTGTAGTCATAAGGGGTTATCCCCTATGTTTAATCTAGGGACAGGGTTAGTGTAGTGATTTGAAAAGTGTCACCAGCAGTAACCGCCGCAGACGAAGACAAAGCACCAGTCCACAAAGCATTACCCGCAGTCGAAGCATCCCACGCAGACCAATGCGTAAGTGTTTCTGTTGAAGCAACGTTAGTCCATTCAAGAGTCGCTGATGTCGCAATGGAACCAGATGCTGCTGAAGCCCAAGCAGCGGATTTGCGTGTTGTTTCGCCAGCAGCGTTAGATGTCGCTGCTTCACCAGGGTCGCCTGTGTGCAATTTGATATACACAGTTGTCGGCATGGTCCAAGCAGTCTTGCCTGTGGTATGTTCCAAAATTTTGTTTTCAGCATAATTAGAAATCGACATAAAAACCTTTCAACGTGACGAGTATAGCAAAAGCAAAAGCCCCCCGCCGAAGCAGGGGGCTGTCGCTTATCAAGTGCTACTAGTTAGAACCGATTGACGATGACGATTCGATTCGACGAAGCGAAGCCTCGCGGAAGCGACCGTAACCACCAAGCCAGTACCAACCGACTGGTTGCAAGCGCATCAAAACGTCGGTCACGTTACCGCGAACGATTTTTGGTACAGCGCCGTTACCGTCTTGTGTTGCGTAAGCCTTAGCAAGAGCCTGACGACCCATTACGTGTGTGCAGTATGCATCAATTGAACCAGTTGTGCTGGTACCGTTTGAAGCGTTCGTGAACACTTTGGCTCGTGGTGTCTCAATGAAACGTACCGACTCAAACAAGCCGATTTCGCCATTGTAGATACCTTCTGGGTTTACGTAGTTCGCTGGTGTACGCCATGCTGATACGTCTGTGTTCGAACGGAAGTCGTACGACACGTCTGGGTGGATGTAACCCATGTAGGAACCGTTGAAGGTTGCTACGTTTGCTCCACGGAGTTGTGCAACAACTCTGCGAACATCGTCAGCG